TCACGCGGTGTTCTGCGATTTCTCGGCTTTCTTCGACGAGAACGCGACAAGCTTGTCCATAGCGTTTTTAGCCCTGCGCTTGTCTGACCCGAGGTAGTGCCCTCTCAGGATTTTATCGATCGTTTTGAGCGACAAACCAGTCACCTCATGGATCTCCAGAACGGTGCATCCGGCCGTCGCGAGGTTTGTGATTGCGGTCCCTCGGCTGTCATGAAAATGCAGTTCGTCGGAGCCCTCGATGCCAGCCGCCGCAAGCTGTCGACGCCAAGTAGCTCGGAACCCAGACGCCCCTTGGACGGCAGACACGACATACGGACGGCACGACCGCGTTGCGATGATCGTGCTACACCTTGGCACCTGGCGACGCCGCATGTTGCGAGCCGCAAAGTCCCGCTGCCACCGTCTATTCCGCTCGATCACGGCTTGGACCGGCGTGCCGTTCACGGGGATCGAAACGACGATGATGTCGTCATGGCGTTTGCCGATCCGGACATTGAGACACTCGCCGTCGTAGTCGTCCCATTCGAGCTTCAAAATGTCCGCCTGGCGCAGTCCCGTCCACAATCCAACCTGCAACACATCCTTGAGCTGCTGATCGATCTCCGTCGACGACATGAAGGATGACACGATGTCGTCGGTCCAAATGAACTCGTTCCTTTCCGATTCATAAATCGGACGCTTCTTCTTTCCGCCCTTCCGCGCCGTCAGCAGAATGTTGACAGACAGGCATTTAAGCTCGTCAACGCCGTATGAGAGTATCGCCCGGAACACTTGCCACACATACAGCGCGGTCCGGCTGTGCTTCTCGCGGATCGCGTCACGCCAGGCCACGATGTCCCCGCGCGCAGCCGGGTCCTCCAGCGCGGCTTTCGGCATCGAGCCATACTCAGCCCGGATGCGCTCGATGTAGCGCATGTAGTCGACCTGGGACTTCGGCGAGAGACTCGTGAAATCGGACGACCGCATGTAGGCAGTGATGAGATCGCCCAACGTCATGTCGCCGAACACGCTCGACTGTCGCGCAGCCGCGTCAGCATCCCTACGATTGATCGCAGCTTGAAACTCGATGTCGAACGCGGACGTGCCGTATTCGGCTTTGAGCGACGGACCTCCACGCCACGCGTAGTAGTGCGTCGCCGAGGATCCGTCGGCTCGCATTCGGCTGACTTTGTGCAGTCCAGGGTAGCGGATGTTCGAGTTCACGTTCATCGCTTATCCTTGCTGTTCTTCCACGCGGCGAAAGCACTGGCACTGGCGGACATTTTGTTGTCGTTGAGCAGTCCGGATTTGAGATCTAGAAACCGCTGGATCGCCTCGCGGTCCCAGCGATTGGTGCCCTTGAGCGCAGCCGGAATCCGGCCCTCGGACACCCACTGACTGAAGCGACTTGGGGAAATAGCGCAGAAAGCAGCCGCTTCCGCACGGCTCATAAGTCTGCTGTTTGACACGTTATCGTTCACGCGCTCACTCCGTAACTCAAGCGCAGACGGTTCCCGGTCTGCTAATCCCCGCGCGGCTTTTCTTTTCGCTCGTTCGCGGTAGACTTACATCATCGATCGGATTCGAAATTCGTCAACCCATTGATTGCATTTTGTAATTTGCAACTTGCAAATTACAAATAAGGTCAACGCCTCCGACACGTCGACAGTTACACATTCGATTTCAAAGACTTGCAAGGTCATCTCGGTTATTTATCTTTGTTAAGCGTCGGAACAATCGGCAGTCTATTCGGATTTGTGCTTAACAAATCTTGCATCGTTCCCGCCGGCGATTCACCATGGTTGTGCGGCCCGGGGAGACCGCAGGGGAGAACATCATGACAAAACTCACGAAATCGTCCGACACGAGCCTCGTCACGTTTGTTGACGGCAACGGCTGTCTGGAAGGCTCTGCGTACGTCGACGAAAACACCGCCGAGCGGCTCGAATGCTATCGCGATCGCAGCCTGTCCGAGTTGCTTGAAATGCTTGTTCGCGCAGAAGAAAATCTCGCACGGCATCTTGTTCGCTCCGGCTACGATCCCGCGACGATCAAGCGCAACGACATCGAATGGATGTCTCGTGAGGTCGCGGACGACGGCATCATCGACTACGACGAAGCCGCATATGCGCTCTGGAGCGCGAACGCCCTCGACGCTTCGTGTTGAACCCTTCGGAAAATCCGAAGAGTTTCCTAGGCCGCCGAGATGATCGGCGGCCTAGTTTTTTTATAGTTCGACGACAACGGGCCGGAACCTATCGACACTCGGCTCGATCCCGACGTAGCCGCGCGGATTCGAGATCAGGCGCGTCGTTCCGAGATCGTCGTCGACGCCGTAGTGCGCGTGGCCCCAACACCAGAGATCCGGCCGCCATGACTCGATTTCGGCGCGCATATCCGAGGCATACGCCGCCGATATCCACTCACCGCTGCTCGACGGCCGGATCGCATCAGGCGTCGGAGCATGATGCGTTGCGACCACGATTGCCGAATCCGGATCGTTTGCTCTCACTCGCGCGATCTCATATGCGAGCCACGCACGGCTTACGGAATGCAGCTGGCGAGTGATCTCTGGATTCAGCGCTTCACCGCCGTACCGAATGCGTCGGTAGTCCGTCATCGTCGAATTCGCTTCATACATCGACCGCGTGATCGTGCCCTCGGTTTCACCGAGCAGCTCGAAATCCGTCCAGAGCGTCGCTCCGAGTACCTGCACGAACCGACCGCGCACCTCGATCTCAGTCGACCGATTTTCGAGAAACCGAACTCGACCGGCGGACGCGTCGGACAGCTCCCGCATCTCGCGCTGAAAATCGAGGATGTCGGAGCGGTCGTAACACTCATGATTGCCCATCACGACGACCACCGGCGCGCCGACATACCGCGACACAGCATCAGCATATGCATGCACATGCCTCGTTCCGACATCCGTGTCGCCAGCAAGCACAACGACGTCGCACTCACCGCGCAGGTCTCCGAGCCACGGTCCGACCACTGGATGACCAGGCTCCCGCCGTCGACGGCGGAGCAGTTCGAGCCACGCACCCGATGGCTGATCCGGACCGCGGGTCCGTTCAAATTCGTTGTGCAGATCGCTCATCACCGCGATCCGGATTCCTGTGTTCGTCATTTTCGCCACCCGTTCATCAGAGCGGCGTTTTCCGCCGCGTTAATAGTAATTATCAGGCCACTTGAGGTAATGTTTCATGCAACAGCACTTGTACCAGTACGGTTCAGCTTTCGGCAGACGGACTTCACCCGGTTTGCCGCAGGCTTCGCAAGTAACCAGAGAGTCATTCTCGGCGGTCCTCACGATTTCACGAAGCCTTTCAACCTTCTCTCCGTCATACGAATAGTACGCCCTCAGTCCGCCAAACTTTTCCTTGATCTGAACGATCCGGTATTCGGCGACATTTGACGCCTTGATCTCCTCGGCGAGGTCCGCGCACATCCGCTCTAGGATCGACCTCCATCCGTCACCGACGCTCGGAAATCCGCCGTGCCGTAAAAACGGGTATCGGTCGCAAAGCTGTTGACGCCAGTCCTTTTGTTCGGCCATTTTCCTGACCTTTCGATTTCATAGAGAAGCTAATGTGCGTTCCGTTCTCAACATTCGTATACGATAACCTTTAACTATGGGCTCACGACAACGCTCATATTGCTGGCGTTTGCCCTTATCCAGCGTTCGAATTCGTACGAGCATTAGGAACAGAATGCGACTTAGCTTCCGTAAGCTTGATGGTTGCCAGCGTTTGCTGGGGTTTTGATGGTGGCCTCCGATTGCGAGCCGGAGGCCGTTTAGTGGGTTAATGCGTGATCAACCGCAGCCGAAGTTGCCGATCGACGATCTCAGCGATCTCGCTGCCACTGACACGGCCGTGCTCAACCAAGCGCTCGGCGATGTCGTCGATGGCGTCGCGATGCTCAGTGACGAGATTGCGAGCGCGAGCAAGGCAGCCTTGCAGGGTCTCTTCGACGGCCCTGCGTACGTCGGGATGCCGGAGCATCAGTTGAGCGTCGTCCGATAGGAGTCCCACGAGCGTCAATTGCCTGCCGAGGCCGTGCGTACCGTGCAGACCGGCAGCAATCGACGTTGCACGGGCGAGGTCGCTTTGCGGATGTCCACCGGATCCGGTGTATCGACGTCCGAGCACGACTTCTTCGGCGGCGATACCCCCGAGCAGGACCGTGATCTCGTCAATCAGTTGCTCACGCGACAGATTGCCTGGCTGATAGTCCGCTCGCGACAGACCGCCTCCGGGTTGCGCTTCGACGTCGACGAGCAGCTCGCGAACGATCGAGACATCGACAATCTCCGCCCCGCCGAGGAGCTGAGCGACCACTGCGTGTCCAGCTTCATGAACCGCATAAATGCGTGACGCAGCTGCGCTCACCGGCCGAACAGCTGGAAGTTCCGCGGCGATGTCATCGATAGTCACCGCGCGATTGCCGTCACGACGAGCACGACGACGAGCTCCCCGACAGGCCTTTTCGAGATCAGCACCAGAGAGTCCGTTCGTCCGGTTTACGAGCGGCGACAGATCGAGATCGTCGGCGACGCCCCTGAGATACCAGCGCATGATTGCTACTCGTGCCTCGGCATCCGGCAGGGGAATCCGGATGTGACGGTCGAGACGCCCTGAGCGACGAAGTGCGGGGTCGACGTCGTCGGGGTAATTCGTCGCTCCGACCACGACGACACCAACGCGCTGCTCGAATCCGTCAACGCACTCAAGCAGCGCGTTGCAGAAATCGTGCATCCAGCGCGAATTCTTGTCAGTCTCCCCGCGAGTTCCAATCGCGTCGATCTCGTCAATGAACAGCACGCACGGCGCAGACTTTGCGGCGTCGGAAAACGAGCGCTTCATTTCGCGAACGCACGGTCCGAAGCTGCCATCGCCCTTTGCTGGGCTCATCCAGTTCGTCACGCTCGTTGCGATCAGCCGAACGCCGGCGCTCTTCGCAAGCGATCTCGCGAACGTCGTCTTTCCGGAACCCGGAGGGCCGGACAGAAGCGCACCGCGGTCGATCTCGGACCACGGCAACTCTCCGCGACCGTACGCCGCGAGGTCTTCGATGAGTTGCCGTGCCCACTCACCGGCTTCGCCGAGGCCGTGCATCTCGTCGAGCGTCGGCGTCTCCGACAGGTCCACGGTCGGCACAGCAGCCGTCGCCGTCTTGAGAATCTCCCTCGCGGCTTCATGCTCCCGGGCGTCGAGTACCGCGATCATGCGTGTGAGAGCGTCACGCAGATACGTGCGCTGCGCCATGCACGCGCTCCAAAGCTCAACGTCGCCGCGGTACGCCTCGACGACGTCAGCCGACGTGACGACCGCGCCAAAAACGGAGATCATTGCACCACGCAAATGCTCAATGTGCGGACGCTCAGACATCGTGACATCGCCGTCCATCATTGCGCGGACGTCAACGTGCAAGTTGCTGAAATCGTCGAGCTTTCCGACGAAAATGATCCTCCGGAAACGTGTCTGCAGACGTTGTAGAGCGCGCAATGCACCGCTACCGCGACGTGAGTCAAACTCTGAGGTCCATCCGCCGTTGTCGACGCCGATGACCTTGAAATCAGGAACTCGTCCGACGCGGCTGAGCATCAGCAGCAAATGCACCGCCGAATCCACGGCATACGCCTGCACGTCCATAGCGTCTGGAACGACCACGGCGTAGACGCCGCGCCGACCGTAGATCAGAGGGGCAGCAGACGACCGCCGAACATCTCGGCGCAGCATACCGAGCATCGCGAGGGTGCCGACGTCCATTGATTCAGCGTCGTCAGCCGTCAGACGGTGACGAGTTTCGACTAGAGTGACCATGACGGTCCTCCCTGTTTTCAGTTGGAAAAATGAGTGCGTGGGATCAGATCAGCAGATCGCGCGGCCGATGTTTTTGCTGCCGAGCCTGTAGGCTCCCGCGAGTGTCCGGACGACGCCGAGTTTGAGATCTGCGGCGACAAGCGGCTGCGAGACAAATCGCGCGGCTGTCCCGTCTGGACGCATCAGCCTGCCCACAAGCGCTGGAAACAAGCGGAATTCGGCTGACCAGTCATCGATCACTGGAGACATCGCAGCGCATTCGTCACTGACGATCGGCCCTCCGCGTACTACAGCACGTAGTGATGCGGCTGCGATCTCAAGAGCACTCGCGCGCTCAAGAATTCGACGGGAGTCTGGAATAGACGGGATGACGCCGGAATTGACGAGATACATGATAGCGATATCCGGTATTGATCGAATGCGAAAACCTGACCTTTAGGAGGTCATTTTTTGCTTATTTTCTCGATCAATCCGAACCGCGTAAACATAATTGCTCTCCGAACGTGTTGAGAGCGTTATAACCGGCTATAGTTGTGCAATCAAGTGACGCCCGGAACTGCAGTTAATGGAACCCTGGTATCACTCAGTCCTCGCGCTTTCCGCGAGCCACTATCTTTAGCGTGCCGTCGGGGAGCGGTCGTTGTAGCGACTTGGCTTCCGACCATGGGGCACGCAGCCAAACGTTCATTTCGTCGAGGTTAGTCAGGATTACCGGCATCGCTTTCGGGTGTATAGGTGCGACCTCGGCGTTCGCGTCGGTCGTCAAGAATCCGTAGAGCTTGTGTTCGCCCTCGATCGGTGCGGATTTCGGACCACGGGTGCCGTGCCATGTGGTCCAAATTCCGGCGAACGCGAACAAAGGTCTGTCGTCATTGAGAGCGAACCAGGTCGGGATTTTCTTGGGCTTCGCGTCTTCGTACTCACAGAACGATGTCACCGGCACGAGACATCTGCTCTCTGGACCGAGCCACCGCCGCCAGTGCGGCGATTGAGTATTGCGGATGTTAGTGATCGGAGGGCCGGCATATTGAGGTGGGGACGGCATTCCCCAGCGCATCATGAGAAGCTCCCTGCCATCGGCGCCTTCGCGGACCACTGGTGCGACGTAGTCAGGAAAAATGCCGGGAAATGGCGGCAGGTTGCCCGTTTGATCGATCATCGCACGCGTGAATTCGCGCACGGCTGTTTGCGATTTTGTCATCGAGTACAAATTGCACATTCGGTGATCTCACAAAGCGTGATCTGTCTCGCACTCTATCTCGTCGTCAGGATTGTAGACATAGCCGTCCGGGTTTCCGTCAGCATTGTCGTCGTCGTAGAGCTGCGACCAGTCGACGTCGTCCGACAGTACGGCGGCGTCGCCGATCTGCTGTGGCGTCGGCTTGTAACCGTCGACGATCTCATTCCGTTTGAGTTGCTCGATCGACGACTGCCGCTGACTCTCGCCCCAGGTTCGTCTCGTTGCGTATGCCAGCATCAAGCGCGGCTGCTCAATTTCCGCCCTCGACCAGGCGGCGAATGCGACACGAGCGCCTCGTGTCTCGATCAAATTCTGGAGTGCAGAACCATAAATGTGTTCGACACTCGGATCCTTGGCGTTTGAAAGCGTTGCGCCGCAATAGGCCTCGTCCAAGGCAAACTTCCAAAGCAACGACATCACCGCGAGATTGATGCGTTTCTTGCCGTAAATCTCAGCCTGCATGCGCGCGATGCGACCGAGATCCGGCGCAGTCGGGAACCGATAGTTCGGATGTATCGGATCGATGTCGTGCATTGCGTGGATGGCGATCGCGGCGAGTTCGCGCTTGCAGTTGTCTCGTTCCGGAATGCCGGGATTGATCTCGGGCTCAAGCAGCGGATCGTAGTGAACAGCGAACCGAACGGCTGCGATCGGAGCCCCGCGGCCCTTGCCGCGGACTTCGGACCACTCCGTTATCGACAGTCTTCGAGAGGCCTCGGCGATGCCTTCGATCGCGGGGATCAGCGTGCGGCGTTTCAATTGTCCGTAGCCGTCGCTAGACCCGAGAACGTCCGCCAGCTCGTCAACTGGGACGTCAATTGTAACGTCGCCTCCGGAAACGTTTATTGGCCGATACGACGCGAGGAGCGAATAGAGCCGTCCGGCAAACTTGCTCCTGAATCTCGGCCAGGCGGCGAGCTCGACATAGCTGTAGTCAGCATACGAGCCGAGAATATCGCGGAGTTTCGCCGGAATCTGAAACCTGACATATTTTTGGCCAGTCCTGCGGTTGATCTCGACATAGCACAGCACAATGGGCATCACGCCGAGACGCTTGAAATAGTCCGTGTCGACGTCGAATGAGATCATCGTGCGCGCCAACCGCTTCACGCTGTCAACGAGCCGCCTGTCGTCGCTGATGTTGAGATAGCGCATCGCGATGTCGAACGGCAGTTTGTGTGCATCGTCATCGAGTTCGCGGCCGTGAGCTTCATCGTCACGGTGCTGCGTGATCATGAGATGCCACAATGCTTGATCCTGCGCCGTCAGGTTATCCGGCGGCTCGACTCTCATGCGTTGAAGAATGAGCCGCTGCACCGGCGTCGTCGGAGACTGCGCGGCCATCTCTGCGTCGTCCGACAGCGCCTTAGGCAGCGATGCCGCATGTACCCGGAGCTTATATCGACGCTGACGCTGAGCGAGCGTGTCGAGGCTGCGACTACGAACGTAGACATTGCTCGATCTCGTATCGTTCGTAGCGCGTGTCGATGATGATTGTGTGCTGCGTGTCATGTTCTCTCCCCGACCGAGAACAATGCTTGATCACCGGCGGGGATGAAGCAACACGCCGACACGCGTTCTGATGTCAGATTCGTCAAAGTGTCATGAAATCGTTTTTTGACGAGAGCAGACGCTGACTGGACATTAATCGGTTTAGGCAAGACCAACTTTGATTGCCCATTCTATAGAAATATCAGGACCCAATGACCGTCACGACGAACGACCTCCGAACCGGTGCCAGTTTCGTCAACTTGTCACCGAAACATTTGTTGACGACGACAGACTACGTCTGGAAATTAAACGATTTAGGTTAGGCCCGTCTCGATTGCCCATTCTATAGTAATCTAGACGACCTCTGTCCGTCGTCACGACGACACCCCAGAAACCTTCAACTTCCCGCCGAACCCGAAGCGCATCTGGACCGAGATTATATCCCGATGTCCGCTATCTGAATCTGGCATCAGTCGTCATGCGCCGCAGAGCCGGGGTCGTCGCTGCGCTCCTCGTGGAGAGTGAAACATAAGCCGTCGAGAAACCCCGACCGTCGAGCTAAACGAGATTCAGACCTCCCGCCTATCCGCATCCGCTCTCCCAAAGTCCCCAGATGTCGATGACCCCAAAAGGGAATGGCATCCGCGAACGCTATGCGCCGCAAGAACAGCTAGGGGGCGCTGTCCACATTTTTGGCCTGCGTGCTTTCAGATGAAAACCCCAGCATTTGCCATGCAGATTAGTTCGGATTCCGAAATGATATGCTTCGAATTTCGAAATGATTTCAGCCTGTTGACGTGTTCGGCGTGACGGATGGTCTGGTTTTATTTTTCGTAGTCGGACATGTCCGACAATAGTTCTTGAAATGGTGTTGTGGGGAGTCCGCCGGCGATTCATGCTCGGAGTCGGGGAGGAGCCGACATGACGACTGTCAGAGAGATGACCGACGACGAACGCAGAGCTTACGACCGTGAGAAGCGGCGGGCGCTGAGGCTGAAAAGAAAGGCCGAGAAGGCGTCCGGACGGCTCAACGACGACGAGGCGACGATCAGGGAGGTATTGGCTGATGCGGCTCTCGTGGTCCTGCGTGCTGGCGGTACGGATCCGGCTGCGGTGGCGCTGGCCAATCTTGTTCGTGGGGCGTTTCTGGATCGGCCGGGGATGTTCATGTGCGGAGTTGGCGCGACGCTGGCACAGAGAAAGATGAAGCCGAAAGTCCTCAGCGCGAGGCGGTGAGAGCCGTGGGGGCCGTACCGAATAAGTTCGGTACGACGGCAGGGAGCGGCGGGAGGACGGAATGGCACGGAGATCGACACGAACTAAAACGGCGGAGAGGACGGCGAGATACCGTCAGCGTCTCGCTGAGAGGCATGTGCCGGAAGCCGCGGCGGTTGATGCCGCCATTCTGTCGGCGCTTGCGGTCGAGGCTCGTGCTGCGGCGGAAAAAGCGGTCGCAGTCGACGTGTCTGAATCTGATCGAGCCGTCGGTGAACTTATCGTCCGGATCATGACGACGGCCGCGACTAACTTGTCTACCTTGGGCTTCGATCACACGGCGTCGGCGCTACGCGTTAAGCGCAGATTGCGTAGACCACCAAAGCGTCGCGAAGCGTCACGAGTCTCCGCACAGTGAGTTGCTGATCTACCCCCGTTACTTCAGTGACGACGACATGCTCGACATCACGGCTCGTCGTCACGTCGTGACAACGACTTCATGCCACGTCCTCTGCGTCATCGTCGCTAGATCCCACAACGCGCAACTGTCCTGACTCGCCAGGCGGCGGCAATTGAACGATTGCGTTTCCCTCGTATAAGCTTTTGATCTTATTCGCAATTCCGAGACAGGTGAAACACGGAGTCGTGCATCGTTTCGGGTCTCTGCACACAGCCATGGCGACCTCATTGCGATGCGGCTGAGTTGCATATGCCCGGAGCGCGGCGACGACGACGAACGCAGTTTCGGGAGTCAGTTTCGCGATCTGGTCCGCTCGGGCCTTCTTCCCCAGCAGTTCGATCAGATCTTGAATGCAGCGATGTAGCCTACGCGACGAGTCACTCATGATGTTCGTGTTATGTTCTCGCAATGCGATACATGCAAGAGACAGAATCTGACAGTGGTAGCCTCTGCCGGCGGTTTGATCGATGCCGAAGGCGATGACCAGAATATGGATTGGAGATTTAAGGCGGGGCGTGGAAATGGCGACGACAACACCAGCAGATAATGTAAGCCTGTCGGCCTGGGTGTCGTTTTTACGCGAGAAAGTCACGCAACTTGAGAGTTCGGGTGGCGGTTCCGGATCGACAATTTCCGCGAATGACTGGGCCGACCTGCTTGCGTTTGTGAAGTCTCTGTACGTGTCTCTCTATTCAGTCGAGGTCGGAAGCCCAGTTTTCTCGAACATGACACTCGCCAGCCTGAAAATTTTCGGCGGCGCGAACCGTGCAACCGATTTTCGGATAAACGTCGGGCATAGCGGAGACTCATACGCTGTCCCGGCCGCGTGGTATCTATTCGGTGACGTGGGGCCGATTGGGGCCAATTCCGGCAACAAAAACATCAGCTTGCTCGGCCATGCGTTCGGTGGTGAGTACTACTCGTCTGGAACGCTGACGTCGGTGCAGTCGTTCGTCGATTTCAACGGCGACACACTCAACAACTCAAGTCACTATTTCGCGTACGTCGTATCTATCGTCAGAAAAGATCAAGATACCACGAACAACAACGTAACGGCTCTCGGCACGCGAGTGACGACGGCCGAGTCGACGGTCGCGGGATATAACGCCCGCATTGCTGCGCTTGAATTAAAAGTCGCCGCGCTTGAGGCTTGGAAGGCGACCGTGATCACGCAGATCGATTAATGTCTCAACTACGTCAACAATCACCCAGACTGATGTGACGTCATGAAACTCTCCGCAAAAACCTCCGAACGCGGACTATCTGGACTCGCATCGAGCGTGCGATCGACGATCGTCAGCGTCGCGCGGCACGCGATCGACGAGATCGCGTTTGACGCACAGCGAGAGCTAAAATCTGAGGTCGATCGAGTTTTCGACCGTCCCGTCAAATTCACTCAAAGCGCATTTCGCGTCGACAAAGCGAAGGACAACGGCGACGGCACGGTGTCAGGCCGGGTTTACATCCAGCCGATTCAGAGTGCGTATCTGCGGCGCGAAATCGAAGGCGGCATCAACCGCGTCGGCGATCCCGGCTCTGGTCCGCACTCTCTCATCGTCTACTCGCTCAAGCGCTCGTCCGCCGGCGGCGTCCCTCGGCGGGAGACCCGACGCTTGTCCGATATGCTCCGCAAGGAGATGAGCGAACGCGAGGAACTCCGTCGCGCTCGGGAAGTGCTGAGGTCTCGGCGCCTGGCCGGAGAGCATGTCACACACGATGAGTATGTCGCGGCGAGCTGGCCGGGACGACACGGAAAAAAGCAGGGCTTGTTCTTTGGCGGGCTAGGCGGCGTGCTTGGCTACTGGCGTCGTCCGGATCGTCGTGTCGTCAAATCGAAGCGGCGCGGAAGCCGCATGTCGACTGCCGCTGGAGCGTCGAAAGCGCCCGAATTGCTGCTTCAGTTCAAGCGCGAGACCAAGCCGTACCGCCCGATTTTCCGCTACGACCGCGTCGTCATCAGAGCCGGCAACAGGCTTCCGCTCGAAGTCCAAAAGAAGCTCCGGAGAGCCCTACAGAAGTAAAACTCGTAGTACCATTTCGACTGTGTTGATGGCGTCTTCGACATCAGCTCTTACGACAGGACCGGGATTATGCGCACCGGCACTCAACTTTTGATGTTGGACGTCGAGGAGTTCGCCGGCTTTCAAGGCTATGGATAGGTCGGTCTCCGACATTCCACGGCTCCGTTTCATAATCGCATACTTGTAGCGCTGCTTCCTTGTGATGAGAGTTGGCTTGTTTTTGTCAGCTACGAACCATGGCTGAGACCTCACCTCGTCGTCAGGACTCACAACGTGTAGCACCTGTGACACGAGTTCTCTCGCGGAATGCGCAGCCTGCCTCATCGCGTCTGGTGTTGCAGAGTTCAGCGCTATCAGCGCACCGCGGCGAGCCGAAACAAACTCATGCGACAACTTCCACAGTGCGGCATCGAGTTCGTCTAGTGCACCGCGCTTCAATGCGTCGCGCCCCTCTGCGGTGATCACTCTCCACTCTTCCGGGCTAACCAAATCCGAGTATGTCGGCACGACAAGTCCGCGAGCCATCAGCTCGGCAGCGCACCGCATCGCTTGAGCACGCTCCTCGACGCTGAATGACTCGCAGCCAAGCGAACGCTCCAAATCCGATTGTGAGTACCCTTTACCGACGATGTTGCCGAGCGCCAGCTGACGGTCCGAACGAGCGTAAATGTCTAGTATCGCCATCATGATTTGGTAGTCGGTAAAGTGCGTCGTCATGCTGGCCTCCACTGAGTCCGCCGACGCTAGCCGCAAACCTAGTCAACCGCAATTTGCACCATGCTCGCCGGCGATTCATCATCCCGCTGGGAGGTGACTCATGACGACATCGACATCGACGCAACCGGCACACGCTACCGCGGCTCTGCCCCTCGCATTCGATTTCCGCGATGGCGCCCGCCTGCGCAACTACGTCAAGATGTTGCTCAAACTCTGCAGAGCCCGCCGTCTGCCGGCGGTTTTCGAAGACGTCGTCGACGACGCGCAACGGTGCCTGGACTGGCGCATCGGAGACGCCCCAGATGCCGTCGAAACAGCCGCGAGGCTTTAACATCTGGCAGACTGCGCCCTCGCACACTGGTGCCTGGGCAAATCCGCGAGCGGTCTCTCGGACAATCAGCTCCGCGTTCTCTCCGACGGATTCCGCGCACTGTCTGTGGCTCTCGTGCTGCACAGCACCAGAGTTCCGACGTTCTATTATGTTGCGCCCGGAGAGGCCTGGTGGCTGCCGGATAATGTCGCGGATGTCGACTGGCCGGACGACGACGGCGAGTTTCAAGGCGACCTCGACTGAACGTCGCAGAAATCAAAACGGCCCCCGATTGGAGGCCGTTGTGGCTGATATTACCGTGAACTCAGTTCGTCTTGATGACATACAGCGCCGTGTATAGATCAATATTCCGTCGGCACATTGCGTAGATCGGGCTGGAGTAGTATTTAAACAGCTCGTGTTCCTGCTTAATACTGACTGAGTCCTCGCCCGATTTGACCATTTCGACCAACTTATCGGCATGAGTCGTAACGTAATCTATATAGCGAGACAGATATAAATCTCCGTCTTCCTTGCAACCGCGCAGCTTCTCGACGCACTCAGATATATTTCTCGACATCAGCTCGACCTTCTCGTTCGACGAGAACAGCATGTTGATGATCGTTCTCGCTAGTGCATGGAGATTGTCGACAACACGGTGCGACCGGCTGCACGAGACCGAGTGCAGATCTCTGATGTTCGTCGCGATGCGGCTCGAACTCGTCTCGAAATAATCTAGCCGGAACAGCTCTCTATACAGCGAGCCAAACTTGTCGACGCAGAGCTTGTAAACCGCGTCCTCGATCAATTTGATCGTAGCGTCGCTCTCATAACTCGCGCTCGGCTGAAGCACATGCTTGATCGTGCTCACGGAGTGCCCGCAGGCGTTCGCAACGTCGGCATATTTCAAGCCGGCGATCTGGATGCGATCACGAATGATCTCAATCTTCTCGCGGCGTTCGTCGTCTCGCGCAGACTTCACGTCGTGGACCATGAATCCGCCTACAACTCCTTGATTGATGATGGTCATACTCTCCATTCGTCCCCTCCATTTTATATTGTTCCGGATCGCTCTTGCTGGCTCTCCTAGATGCGGTCGGCGCGTGTCGGCCGCATGTGAGCAGAGTCAGTTACGCACTCAGTTTTGAGACCGGTTTGCAGCTAGCGACGAGTTCATTGATAAGACGCTGTCTGTGTATCGGCATCATCGCATTACGCCCGGCAGACTGTAGTCTCGAAATAAGCGAGTGATCCAAACCATCAATAATTTGTAATGCTTTGTAAGTATTGTGACCGCTCATATTGTAGGCGCTTGATATTACGCCTAAATCCTCGCGCGACAAATCAACCAGAAAATTATGATTATTTGATACAATCAATTCAACGGAATAACGAACGTCTTCATAAAAGCGGCAGAAATTTGTATTAATCTTCGACTTATATTTAAGTCCGTCAGACTCTATATATACTCTAATTTTCTCATCGGTCTCATCTCTAGTTCCTAGCCAAATATCCATGTCTCGGCTGTCAATCTCTTTTGCGCAAGCTTCAAATAGATTATTCGACCGTTCAATCGACTGTTCAATGGTTGTCATTGATCCTCTCCCAATTCTTCAAGATATCTCGTTCTAACATCGGTCATTCCTGCCGACACTTATATTGAGCCCACCGATAACCGCTCGGTGCAATAGCGCCGACAAGATATTTATTATCAGACAGAATACGTATTCCACGCCGTCGGTCTACGCATAGTCGTATCCATTGCATGTCAACATAGTTTACCTGCCGAAACGGCATTAACTACGCCGAAAACACGTTAACACGCTGGCATCCGGCTAATTTCTGCCGGCGACTTGCGTGATGCCGAATGCGGGGGCAGCATGATCTGACGGGAGGGACGCATGACGCTCAACAACGATCAATCAGACTGCATCGTCGTCGATCAACGCAAGCGTGGTTCCGGTGAGCCGCCGCTAGTTCTGGATGTCATGAAATGGGCGGCCGATGAGTTCGCTGAGGACATGGGCTGGACGGATGAAGCTGGGCAGCCGTGGACGTCGAATCCGATCAGCATTGATTTCAAGAGAGGGAGATCATGGCGCTCAACAACGATCATTCAGACGGCATCATCGTCGATCAACGCAGGCGCGGCCGGCTGAGAGCGAGCTGCACGCCGAAGTGGGTCGTTCCGGAGGTCGTGGAGCGGGCGGTCAGAGAGTACGCGCCGCTGTTCGATGCGGTCGCGGCGGACCTGGATGGAATCGAGACGCGAGGGAGGTGAATGATGGACGAGATCAGAACTCAGAACACGACATACGCCGACTACATGCGCGCGATGCGACGGGAAGCCGAGGACGTTGTGAGAGATGCGTCGTCGGACATGTCCGACATAAACGCAAATCGGCATCAGAGGCGTGTCCGGGCGGCGGCCGATCGGAAGATGCGTAGGTATTCGGTGAGGTGAATGGGGGAGGACGGGATGAAGACGATATCGGCAGACGCAGATCGCAGAATAAAAGAAGCTCACAAAGAAGTCACTGATATGATCACTGAGTTCATAGTCGAGAGAGCTAATCGTCAAGATGATGACACTAAAGAGCGTCGTGAAGTTCGAGTAGGATATGGCGTCGAGACGTGTTTGCACTATCGCGACGAGTTGAAACGCGAGTGGGATATGAAGCTGATCGAAAAGCTTGGGGAGGTGTTTTGCAGCTGCAAGACTGATCACAGGCAATACGGTCGCGCGCCGGTATACTACACGTTCTGTCACAAGGACTTGATCGCGTTCGGTAGGCGGCTGGTTGCTGAGTACGCGAAGCTCGCAAGTGACGGCAACACGGACTACGACCAGAACAAATTATACTTCGGTATCCTCTCCGAGTTGAAGTCGTCCAAAGTGGATTCCGCCAGAAAGCACGAAGTTCTAGAGGAAATACAGAAGTCGATTTGAGTACGTCCGACATACGCGGCAATTGGCACTAGAACTGAAGGAGGCGAGGATGACAAATTTTGGTGACAACGCTACGGAACGTCAAAGAGAAATAGACGCTGTATTTGCGATAGCGGATCGCAGGGCAGAACAATTCATAGACCATGTGCGTAATGATGTAATTCCTTATTGGCAAGCGCTGATCGCGCAAAGGGACAATGTCGGAGTCGGTCTAGAGACCACTGATAACAGCGCAGACATTTCAAGTAATTGTTGCAATGAGAACGCTCAGTCGAAGAAAACTCTCGTTAAGGTAATTTATCCAGAGCGGAGTACGAAGTAACTAGTCTAGTTCAGAGGGTCCCTGAGGCCTTGAATACTGTGGGTTACTCGCGGCTCGGCACTAGCTCACGCACTGCAAAAATTCGATTTTAGATTCATCATCATCACCCTTGAATCTTGCAAGCCGATGCTGCGAGGCTATCGCATTGATTTTGCGTGGAGTTTCAAATGTCGGACGACTTCGAAGACGCTGACGAGGTGCTGAGTTCTGGGGGTGATGAGTACTCACCAGGATCAGCATTCGGTATGTCTGCTGAGGTCGCTAGCGTTCGGGTTGTATCTCTCGAAAAAATTGCAACCTTGCTCGACCGAGATCGGAACACTATCAGCGCTTGGATAAAGAAAGGCGCGCCGGTTCTCATGCGTGGTGATCGGTCGAAGGGTGTTCCTTGGAGAATTGACGTCGCCGACTTCGTGAAATGGATGGTCGACCAGGCGAAGCCATCTGGTGGCCGCGCGCCGGATGAGAACGATGACGATTTCGATTGGGATGCGCTGCTTACAAAGAACTCGCCGACTGCTCTCGCCTATCGCGACGATTATGCCGCCACACGAACGCGAGAATACAAGTTCGCTGAGCTAGAACGTTCGCTTGCCCGGATACAGCCGCTTCTGGATCTGATGGCAGCCGATCGCGCCATGATCGCTGCGAAGCTTCACGGCATTGGCCGGCAGGTCAGTCAGAAGGATCTGTCAGATCTACCGAGGGAAACGATCCATAGGGTTCAGGAGACTATCGACAAGCGGATCCGTGAAGCTCTCGAAGGAATGCGTGACGACAACGAGATGATGGAGGAGGCGCTTGCTCTCGCCGAATCCTGATCTTGCGGGACCGCCGCCGCTTAATCGCCGCTTCCGCGATGCGCCTGCGCTTCGCGCGTTCGCGGATGGTCTTCGCAACATCCGGGCGACTATCATGCAGCCGCCGGAGGATATCGACGGCCTGACTTGGATAGAGAAGAATTGCGTCTTCTCGGTAGAGACAACAGGGACCACGGACTCCGCGGAACTCTACGGCTATCAGCGCGGCATCGTTTCGGCGATGTGCGACGACATCAACGACATCATCGTCGTCTCAAAAGCTACAAGAACCGGAATAACCCAGTGCGCCGCATTTGCGACGGCATATTACCTCGCGCACAAGCGCACTCAGGTCGCGTTCATCCAGCCGACTGAGGCGAAGGCGAAAGATTTCGAGAAGTGTTACGTCGAGCCGATGCTTCGCGACGTGAAGCCGCTGTCGGCGGTCCGGCGCAAAGCAAAGAAGGGCGAATCTCAAGACACATGGTCGTTGAAGCTATTCCAGAATGGATCGGTGTTCCGCTGCTACTCGGCCGAAGCAGCCGATAATTTCCGATCGTACACTGGTCAGATCAACATCGGAGACGAGGTCGCAGCCGACGGGTGGATGTCGGACACGACGAAGGCGCAGGGCTCGAAGGAGAAGTTGCTCGAAGAGCGTTCAAGAACTTTTCCGACCCGCAAAACCATTTTCATGTCGAGCCCCCGTCGACGCGGAACTTGTCGCATCACCGCGCTGCTCGAACAGTCCGATAAGCGCCGATATTTCGTTCCGTGTCCCCATTGCGGGGGCATGCAGTACCTACAGCTCGGGTCGGCCAAAACCGAGTACGGCATGAAGTGGAGGCTCGACGATGCTGGTCACGTGCTCGACGTCAAATATCAGTGCGAGCACTGTCATGAGCTGATCGACGAGTCGTGCAAGCACGACATGGACCGCAACGGCGAATGGATCGCGACCGCGGTACCGAAACGCCCGGGTGTCGCTGGGTTCGTCGTCACCGCGTTCATGTCGAGATTCATGGGCGCGAACTGGAAAAGTCTAATTCAGGAATGGCTCTCAGCGCAGGCGAATCCTGAAGAGCTAGAGACTGTAGTCAACAATATACTGGCCGAGCCGTGGGACGAGGTCGGCGGTGTCACTGTCGAGCCAGAGGGACTGGCAGCGCGTGCTGTTGATCTCCCGGCTGAGGTGCCGGACTGGGTAGGACTGCTCACATGCGGCATCGACAATCAAACCGGCAACACGGACCAAACGAAGGTTGAATCTCGTCCGCCACGATCAGAAGCGCAAGTTGTCGGCTGGGGTCCAGAAGGCCGTTTCATTCCGATCGCATATCGCGTGTTCGACAAGCATGTCCCGTTCACCCCAGAGGCAAATGTCGAACTCGACGAGTTCCGCCGGCGGCTCTGGACGAAACGCGACGGGACGACGCTCCGGATCGAAGCGACGTGCATAGATATGGGCGGCACGAACTCAGACGGCGTCGGATATGCAGACGACGTCCGGGCCTACTGCAACGACCGCTCGCGCCGCGGCGAAAACTGCTGGGCAATTAAGGGCAACAACACGCGGCTGAACAAAGCCAGGTCATCCGACAAGCCTATCTGGCCGCGTAAAGCTAGCCGCAAGACCGGCACCGGGCAATGGTTCCAGGTCGAGACGCAACGGGCGAAGTTCAAGATCGACTATTTGCAGAAGCTGACGATCGCCGGCGGGGGATTCCTATTCCAGATCCCACGTTCGCTCGTAAACACGGCCGGATATCTCGACAGCCTCACGGCCGAAAGCATTCACGGAAATAAAAGAGGCGACCGCTGGTTTGCGCCGAAGGGCCGAAACACGGGCGAGGCATGGGACACGCTCGTCTATGCGTATATCGCCCGCTGCGGACTACAAGCCACCTACAAAAAATGGGCCGACTTGAATCTTGCACTGCGCGATGCCGGAATAAAATCGACCGGAGAAGTCTATGTCGGCGACGACCGTTCGTTCAACTCGCCACGGCGGCAAGCTGAACTTGGATATTCTCCGCTTGTTGATGCGATCGACGCTGCGAATGGTGCTGGAGAACAGATGACGAACAATATTGAGCAGCCGAAGCCGAAAGTCGTCCGTCCGCGTCGTCCGGTAGTCAGGTCGTCGTTCATGAGCAGGTACTGAGGAGCGGTCCGATGGCGTCACGCTTATACAGATATTGGACCGACGACGAGCTGAAAGAGGCCATTCGGGCGCTTGAAGAAGCGAAGATGTCTGGTGCTCAGTCAGTGGCATGCTCGAATGGCCAGTCAGTTACCTACATCGCGCGGGCGAACATGAACAATGTTCTTGCCGAACTCTATGATGTTCTCGACGACCGACTGGGAATTACGACAAGCAAGCCGATCCGACGCATTCAGCTAATCTACGGTCCGAAGGGATATCGCTCATGACAACTAAGGTAGTCCAGCGAGCATATGCCCAGCGTCCGCGCATGATGGCTCCGTTGCTTGAATCCAGGTTCATGTCGAACAACATTTCGAAGCGGTCGCTTGATCCCTTTAGAATCGGAAACGACAACAATAAGCGCGAGATCGGATGGACTGGTTCCAGTGCAGGTCCGAATGCGGCCATGCTTCGCGGCATCGAGCAAGTCCGGGCGCGGTCGCACGAGGCAATTGCATCCGACGTCTATGCTCGCCGTCTTCTTTACAATTTTGTCTACAACACAGTTGATACGGGGATTAGGCCGCGCTCAAAGTTCAGGGATCTTCAAAGACTTTTCGAGGAGTGGACCGACGAGGCTGACTCGCGCGGACAGCTCGACTTCTATGGTCTTCAGCAGCTCGCCGCTGCGAGCATGTTTGAAGGCGGTGAGTCATTCACGCGGCTTAGGAGTCGTCGCGAAGGCGATATGGACACAGTGCCGTTGCAGCTCCAGGTCTGCGAAGCCGAACTCGTTCCGAGCAACAAGTCCGAACTCCTGCCGAACGGCAATTTGGTGATCGGCGGAATCGAGCGTGACGGAACTGATTGGCCGGTCGCTTTCCATATGTATCGCGTCCATCCGTCGGATGTCGGAATTCCGACCCGTGATCCTGCGGCATCGACGTTGTTGTCGAGGGTTCCGGCGACCGATGTCGTTCAGCTATTCAATCCGAGGAGACCCGGACAAGTTCGCGGCGAACCATGGCTTCGCCCGATCTTGATGAGGCTCCGCGACATCGACCGCTACGACGATGCCGAGCGCGTCCGAAAAGCGGCCGCTGCTCATATCGGAACATGGATCAAGCCGCCCGGAGATCCAAAGGACAACGACACGATTAAAGATGCATTTGGCGACGGCACGACATTCGAGGACATCTCGATTCAAGCTATGGAGCCAGGAGCGTGTCCCGTGCTTCCTCCAGGTTGGGAAGTCGAGAACTCACAGCCAGCGGACCTCGGAGGTCAGTACGAGCTCTATATGAGGCAGCAGCTGTCTGCGATTGCGATCGGCGTCGACGCGACATACGAACAAATTTCGATGGACTGGCGCGGAACCAATGATCGTACCTATCGCGCGTCAATGCTCGAATTCTCACGCGCAGTTCGGTCGTGGCAATGGCACCTTCTGGTGTTTCAATGGTGCCGTCCGATCTGGCGCCGGTTCGTTCTCGAAGCGGTGACGAGCGGCCGTTGGTCTTTGCCGGACGGCGTGACGCTTCGCGAAGCGATGCAGTGCGCATGGGACTGCCCTGTCAGAGGCTATATCAACCCGCTCCAGGAAGTTTCGGCATACGTTGCCGCGATCTCCGCGGGCATCACGAGCCGTGATCGGGCAGCGAACGAGCTGGGCAACGACGCCGAAGAGATCGATCTTGAGAACGCTCGCGGGAAAGCGCGCTCTGAAGCGGCAGGGCTCACATACACCGTCTACAATCCAGAAGCCGGAGCCGCAATGCTGTCCGCAGCTGCCGCCGTGAACGCCGCTTCGGATACGACAGACGTCGTCGACGAGCTCGCGAACACCGAAGAGGAGTCACTGCAATCGGCACTCGACAAAGTCCCGCCGCCGGCCGACCCAACGAATCCGCAGCCGGAGATTCCCGTCGAGGTCGATGCTTAGATCGCCACCGGCCTCCAATCATCATCTCCGGCGTCGATCTCATACGCCGCGCGGATCGACGAGATCGGCATGTCGCCGATGTGGGCGGCTTCTATGTGTGGCATGCAACGACGTCCGTGCCCGTAGTCTTCGCACTCGGTCCAGACTGTCTCGCCGTCCTTAATTTGTGCGGCCTGCGCATCGCGGTCGATCTCCAGCCAAACGGCGTGTCCCCATGCCTCCGCATGGGGGATGAAGGCCTCGGGCGATGACCAACGGCACCGCTCTCGATATGCCAGGATATCGAAGCCCAATGGGAAGTCGAAGAGGCTAAAACCGCCTATCGACCGAACAAAAGGATAGTAATAAGGCCCGCGCCGTGTGCTCCACCGTTCTTTGTCTGGGATCTTCGGTTTAGCGCGAATAAACCCGTCGCGACGAATGGACTGGAAGCGCTCGCGACTGGTGACATGCCAAAGGCGGCCCAGTAGCCGATTGGTAATGAACTCGTCACACCTCATCGCCGCTGCCTAGGTTCGAAGTGGAATGTTCGATGGCTTGATAATCGACATTGCGTCGTCGACGCCAGCTCGGCTTAGTACCATTGAGATCGCATCCCAAACGACAAACGGAAACTGCGTAGGCCCTATAATAACTCCTGACAGCAACTGCGGAATATCTATTCCGACGATACCCAGATTTGGCTGAGACTGTAGAGGCATCTTGTAGACAGGCTGAGGAATTCCATTCACACACTCGACGTCTACTTCTAAAACACCCTGCTCGTCGATGCCCTCGGTATGCATAATGCGCCATTCCTTCTCTTCGACGAACCCTGGATGTTTAGTGCACATCGCAATGGACCGAAGCAAAATGCAAAGGAACCCGTGAACCATTTCCCTGCCTTGTCTCTCAACGTAGTCCCTGTTCTGTGTTATATTTTTCGATATCTCTATAAAGACATCGCGAAGCTCAATATCTGTGAAGTAATAAACAGGACTGCTGAAAGCGCCATACGAGGTAGTCACGCTATATAAGGGCATGGGATTGATCACCAAGCCCACGCCAACCTGGTTCGACGTATAGGACCTCCACATAGACAGGCGGCCATGCTCAAGCTCGTTTGGAGCATGCTCCGACAAGCACGTAATGTACGTCTTGTTTGATAGCCTAAAAACGTTGTCATCAAACCACTTGATTGCGGCACCAGAGGTATCCGGGAAGACGGAGTCTACCGCGCGAAATACAGCACGAAGACCTGACTCGGCTTCAGATTCGACCGGGGGGCGCAAAGATCGCTGCATGAGACTGATGCCGTGGTCGACTTCCGAGAAGTCGTTCATGCACCGCAAGTTCCTCATCCAGACTTTCTTCTTTCCTATGATTTCGACTGCAGCGGCAGCGGACGTGTAATGAATTAGATTTGTTCCAGACGCCAGCAAAGCGTTCCGCCTGCGGGCCTCGTGCGGCAGGAAGATGTCACGCATCTTGAAAATATCTTCGTTCATCTGAACAGCCTCACAGGTCAGTTGCGGAAACTGTACCCCCGGCATCATCCGCCGATAATCCGCAATCCAGAGTTATCAACCAGATCGCGATGGGCATGACGGTCACCTGGACTGCATGATCTGTTTCTCAACTGCCCGCGACGGGAGTTGCAGTGATCTCAACGTAGATCCACCCCATCTCAAATCACGCGCACCTTAACTCAAATTGAGTTGTAGCCTGTGCTACATTTCCGGTTATACCGTCCTCGCTGAAAATAGTATAACGCGACCCGTTGCGACGTATCCGACACAGATCTCAAATCGTGCGGACATCATCTCAAATTGAGTTGTAGCCGAGGCTAATATTTTTTCCGTCGGCGCTATCGAATCTTGCAGCCGGCAGCCGCCTACTGATCTCGACCATTATTTTACCGAGGTCGACAGTGGCGGCAAAGCGCAAACCAGCATTTGAAAAAGACGAGAAGCGGTCGTCCGGCCAGGCGATGCGGACCCGTGCTTTCGCTATGCCGCCGGTGACCGTCGCTCTGGAATCGAACTCGTTCTCATTCATCGTTGCCACCGAGACGCCCGTCCGGACGTGGATCCCAGATCCGTCTGGGCGAACTGACGAATACAATTGCCCGGTACTTGTTCAAGTCGACGAGGTCCTGCCTGCGGCTGCGGTCGATCTGTCTCGCGCTCGCGGAATGCCTCTGCTCGACAGTCACGATTCTTGGTCGCTCGAATCCGTGCTCGGTCGTATCGACAGCATAGCGACAGGCCCGGTCGACGGCGTCGTCGGTGATTGCGTGCTCGCGTCAGCTACGTTGTCACCGCGTCATGCTGATCTCATGCCGGATATCTCCGGCGGTTTCCTGCCGAACATTTCGGCTGGCTACATCGTCACTGAGTATGAGCCGCTCATTCCGCAGCCGTCCGGTGTCCCGCTCGCCAGGGCGGCTTCGTGGATTCTGCTCGAAGCATCGCTCGTTCCGATCGGCGCGGATCCGAATGCCGCTGTCCGCGGCGAACGCGGTGAGTACCCGCTGCCCCGGTTCCGGGCCGCCGACACTGAAGCCATTCCAACAAACATGGAGAACACAATGACTCTCGAAGAGGCCCTTACGGCTGCTACCGATGCCGTCGCTGCCGGCGAACTAGCGGTCGCTGAACTCGTAACGACCGCTGGCGATACCGACGCGGCCGAGCTGACCGACGACATCAAGAAGCAGATTTCGGCGCTGTGCGCCAAGACCGGCGCCGATGATCCGTATGCCGCCAAGTCCGACGCTGCGGATGCCGCGACCGACGCGGCTCAGGAGTCCACGAAGGCCTCCGAAGAAGCCGACGTTCGGTCGCTCTCGAAGTCCGCACGTTCTCTCGGTCTCGGGTCGCTCGTCGACGATCTCCGCGCCATCGGAAACGGCATTCCGGAAATCCGGAGCGCGATCAGGGAAGCTCTCGTCAAGAGATCGAGTGCTGTCGAGACGTCGCCCGCTCCGAAGGCGCAGCCGGAGAAGCGCTCGATCGACCCTTACGCGTCTTACAACAAGCGCTAATCCGCGCCGAACTAACAGGAGGAAACTAATGGCTGTTTTTGTTGAGGGTCCGCGCAACGCGGAGTGGCTCCGTTCCGAGGCGAATGGTTCTCGTAGTCGAGATGTTCTCGCGCTCGATCAGTCTGCTGATCTCTACATCACCGGAACGCTCGTTGATGTCGAGACCGGGGCGAGAGCAACCGCTGACAGCGCCAAACTGGCGATCGTCTATCTGACGACTGACGCAACGGCTGGTGCCGTCGACGCGACGGTGATCTCTCGCGACGCCGAAGTGACCGGCGATCTGCTCGTCAGACCTGCAGGCGTAACGCTGGCTGCCGCGACGGCCAAGCTCGACGCTGTTGGCATCATCGTCCGCTAACAAAACCGAACATCCGCGAAAGCGGAAATAGAACAGAGAGGGAACAAAATGACCGCTTTCGCAGACATCGTCAAGGATCCTGCATTCAGCTTGATGGAGCGCACGAACTCCATCATTGACACGCAGTACGTTCCGCACGAGATCAGCGACTGGCTGAACTGGGATACCGACGGTATTCCGTTTCGGTCAGTGTCGATCGAAGAGCAGAACGGTAGCATCAGCCTGATCGAAACGCAGCCGCTCAAGGCCCCGGCTCCGAAGATCGAGGGAGACAGCAGGGTAATCAGAACGCTGAACATTCCCAGGTACCCGGTCGAGGTGTCGGTTGACGCCGCCGAAGTTGATGGCGTCCGGAAAGTCGGGTCTGACAACGAGGTTGAATACGTTGTCGACCGCCTGAAGGCCAAGGAGCTGAAGGCTCGCAAGTCGCATGATGCGACGCTTGAGTTCGCTCGTGCCGGCGCTGTGAGCGGACTCATCCGCGATAAGAACGGGGCCACGATCTACGATCTCTACAGCGAGCTCGGAGTTGCGCGCATCGACCGCACGATCGATTTCAGCAATTCGGCGACTGATATCGTCGATGAGCTGTCCGACATCAGAGCGCAGGCCGAAGACGAACTCGGCGGCTATCTGATAAACGGGTGGATTTGGCTGCAGAGCGGTACCGTCAATAAGAAGACGACAACCCACAATTCAGTCCGCGAATCCTTTAAGTATTTCCAGACTTCGTTCGCGGCATCTGACAAGACAAAGGGTTTTACGATCTGTGACGACATCCAGGTTCGGAACTATCGTAAGGGCAAGTTGAACGGTCAGTCGTTCATTGACGAAGGAGACTCTTTCTTGCTTCCTCTTGTCGATGACTTCTATCACACGAGGTTTGCTCCGAGTCTTTCGTTCCCGAACACTCCGGGCCTCCCGCTGTACGTGATCCCCGGTGGCGTCGACAAATACGGCCAGGTCTTCGACGAACTCGTCGAAAGCCATCACATCTCGTGGATCTCTCGCCCCCGCGCGATCATCCGCATCCGCGCCGCCTGATCTCTCCACCTCCAGTCCACGGCGTCGCACCCGATGCCGTGGACTTCCTGACCCAGCCATACTGAAACCATTTCCCGACCCGGAGCAAGCCGCTAATGAGAAACGTCAGAACAGCAATCGCGGCAAACGGTTCGCTCCCCGCCGCCCCGCTTCCGGATCACGGCGACGTCGCAAACATCGCGGTCACCTCCGCCGCAGCGACGACGCACACGGTCGGATCGGACACGCAGCTGATCGTCCTACATCCGGATTGCGCGATCTACGTCGCAGTTGGCACGGAAGTCGACGCCGAAGACATGGACCTCGCCGCGAACTCATATGCCGCCTACGCCGTCAAACCCGGCTCGACGATCGCGTTGAGAGCGGTCACTGGCGCCGGCAATGTCAAAATCATGGAGGCCTGAGCATGACGATAGGTCTCGTTCCTAGCCTGCCGTCGAGCGCGAGCGCGCCAGTCCCAACGGGTCATGAACTCGCGACGGCTGATGTCGTGATCAATGCTGCTGACTACCCAACACTCAAAGAAGCGTTCGCCGCCGCGGCCGAGTGGCGGGGCTATATGAACGGCTTCATGTGTCGTCTCAATCTCGAAGCGACGACCTACACCGAGGCCGACCGCGTCGACTTTCAAGCCGGATTCTTTCCCGAACTTGCGATCAACGGCGTCGTTGAACGGGACCCGGCGCTTGCCGCAGTCGTCATAGCGAAAGTCGGTGTGACGATTTCGCGCGACACAGCGGCCGAGGTCGGACTTCCAGAGTACGGACGCAACCGAGTGTTCGACGTCAAAATCGCGTTCAAGGACGACGCCGAGAACACTCTCGATTTCTCGAACTACTACACTGTCGGATCGCGTGTGACGCTCCGCGCTCCGTCGCTATCAATCCTGAACACGAGCCTGCCGCTTCACGCGCTAGTCGTCGCTCCGGGTGTAGTTCACGCAGTCGATGCGACCGGGGTAACTATCCGACATCTCGTCGATCAGTATATCGGCGAACAGATCATGACGTCTCCGGCGGTAGCTATTCCTTTTTCTGTCGAAGACGAGGTCATGGGTCCGCCTCCATCTTTGAACAAATGGTTCACGGTCTTCGACAACACGAGTGCCGAGAATTTCTACTCTGCGGCTCCGTGCGTTCGAATACACTCGGGATCAATCTACGGTATAGGCGGAGTTTGGTTCGATTTGAATCTAGACGAGACTACGACGAACGGAAGACCTGCTTTCGAATTCAATGACATAACATTCAAGGCATACGGAGATTTTCCACTCGTTGCGTATTCGTCTGGAGAATACGGCGCGAGTATAATGCACCCGATGCGCCTTCATCGTGTATATGCCGATCAAATCGATGTTATGCTTGAGAATATCACCGGCGCATATGTTACCGGCGCGTCTGATCTCGCGATTAGCATCAGCGGACTCTACAAGTCTTACGCTGTAGAGACGGATTCGTTTATACGAAATCTTAGCGGCATCGCGTTCGGCAACGACGGTGTGCTCGGTAATGGACCTGCGGTCATTCTCGTGAACGGCCAGATCTCCGGCAACAACGGCAATGCTGGAACCGCGAATGACATGGCACGGATATTCGCGATACCGCGACATGACGGCGTCGCGATGTCGTCGTGGCCCGCCGTCGGCGTCCCGGCTGCCACTGGTGCCGCGTTCTACAGTTACTGAATGGAGGGACGAATGCGGATCGTCATTGTCAAAGACGGCACGATAAAAATCGCGCACTTCGCCTCGCAAGAAGCCGAAGTCTTGCAGCTCTATGCGGACTGCGAAATCGGCCGCTACTCTGGCGTCGCAAAGCCTGGCTCCGAAATCGATCCCTCGAAGTACACGAAGCTCCGCGATCCGCTTATGCCCGGAGCGGCATCGTGACCGCGCGCATTTTCCGTAGCATCTCTCGAATTCAGGAACGTGCCTTCGGCGAGCCAGTCGTCTGGACTCGTCACGACCGCCCCACCGAACCCAACACGATTTCGGCGATTTTCAATCGTGACAGCGAACAGATCGACGCATCGGGATTCCGAGTAGTCGAGTACAATCCGACAATCCGAGTTCGGGAATCCGTTGCTCGGCAGTATGCGGCGGACCGCGAGGCAGATCATTTGTTCGAACGCGGCGATAAAATACTCGCCGAGAACGCGCTCTACACAATCGAATCTTGCAGCCGTCGGGATTACGGTATGTTCGAGGTGCAATTGATTGTGGAGCAGGCGTAATGGCTCATGCGCGGACACAGGTTCAGGATGCAGTGATTGCTCGGCTCAAGGCTGAGGTTCAGGCGCTGAACGGTGTGTTCGGAATGGGCAGATCGGCCCGAGCATTCGACAAGAGGGACCTGCCGGTTGGCCTCGTCGCTGTCGGCGACACGATCACGAACATCAGCTCAAGCATTCCGCGGAAGCAACGGCGAGATCTGTCAGTGCAGGTTCATTTGCTCGGCTCTGGCGACGACACGAACATCGACAACGTGCTGAACGATATTTCGGTTGACGTCGAACGCGCGCTCGCAAACGAGGCCGACGTTATCGGATTCCGCGTGCTGTCGTGGCAGCACCAAGGCGGCACGCCTGGAACGTATGAATCCGCTGAGGCTGTCTACGCGAGGTTGACGCTGATTTGGACGATGAGCGTCCTGACGACCGAGGGCAAACCGGACGAACTCGCTGCGTGAACATAACGCGAACAAAGGAGATCTAGATGACAGCTACTACCGCCGTATTCACCCCGCCGCCGATCGAGCAGTTTTTCTCTCAGCGTGGGCAGCTGTTGATTTCGTCCGCCGACGGATCGCGCCTGCACGTACTCGCCGAGGTCGAGAACCTTACGTCGACGCCGACGTACAACGAGGTCGACATCAATTCGAAATCGTTCCCGACCACGAAGCTCGTGAGCACGATCGTGATGTCGACCTCGCTGGCGCTCAAGGCCACCGTCACGTCGCTCAACAAGACGACGTTGGCATTGCTCGCGGGCGCGGCATCGACCGAAAACACTATGCTTCAGACTGCGGTCGCATCGACGACCGTTGCGTTTTCCGACGTCGCGGTTGGTGATATTTTCGACCTCGGCCACGCAAAGGTAACGGTTACATCGATCACGGACGGCGAGGTCGCCCCGGTCGAGTACGTTTCTGGGACGCATTATCGGCTCGACGCCCCGACCGGAAAGCTGGAGATCATTGCTCTGCCCGCCGGCGCTGGCGACGACATATCGGTCACGTTCACCGCCGCCGCGATCACCGAAGCCGACGGCCTGCTAGAACTCGGACCGCTGTCCGGAACCGGTATTCGTCGTAAGTTGGTCTACCGCGAACTCGGTGCCATCGGTCCGTTCAATCTCGAAGCCACGTTCTGGGATGTGCAGCTGAGAGCGGATGGCGACTGGAGCATGATCGGCGAAGACAACGCGGTCGGGCAGATCTCGCTGTCCGGCAAGGTCTTCGCGACGTCTGGGCACCCGGCAGGCCAGGAATACGGTCGAATCCGCACCATCGCGAAATCCTAAAGAAGACCAATGTGATAGCGGCTCATCTGGCAGCCGCTATCACTTATCGGACATTAGAACGCATTTCGCGATGCAGGGTGACCGAGATGACGCCGAGAAACAGAAACGACGGGGGAGCTAATGGCGAAAAACGATATCCGAAATGACGCGCTGGCGTTCGTCCGGTCCTTCTCGAAGGAACCGCTCGTCGTCGAAATCGACGGCCGGACGATAGAGCTTTTGCAGCCGTCACTCTCTCGTGCGCTCAGACTGATCGGCAAGTTCCCGGCCTCGGCAGAGTTCGTCGCGAGCGCATCGATCGGCATGCCGTCGGATGGAATGACGGACGCGCAGTGGCGCGAGATGACGGGGCAGTTGTGGCTCAAAGCGATCGTCGAGGAGGGTCCTCGTGTCGCATTCGCTTGGCTCGCTGAGTGCCTCGGCCACGGCGGCGATGAAGAGTTTGAATCCGAACTCGAAGCCATGCGCGAAGACGTCCAGGCTGCTCTGTTCGCGAAGTCGATCGAAGCTTCTCCGGAGGCGACCAGAGCTTTTTTCGGCGCCTGCGTCGGGAGTCTCGGACTGCCGGCGCGAAAGGAAACGGTGCCAGCATCGGCCGACGGAACGGACGGCCTAGCCGCGTAAGCGAGGCTAACGCGGCTTTCTGGGCATTGGCCAGGATCGCCGATACGGCACTCAGTTTGGAACCCAGATATCCCGATGTTTTTGACTGGCCCATTTATCGAGTGATCGCAGCGGCAGAGACGGTTCAGGAGGACAGGCGGAACGAGATACGGGGTCAGGCCGTCGCCGTGAGCGTCGGATTCAGCGGAGATAAGAAGGCGTTCGAGGGGATCTAGTGATGGCGACGAAGGCGACAGTTCCGGAGATCGAAACGAGGTTCGTACTCTCGGGGCTCGATGACTCGCTGCGCCAGATGTCCGCGTTTTCGAGCAAAGTGAAGGGCGAGTTCGGCAGCATCGAGAAAGCTGCTGCGGTGAACGTCAAGCCATTGTCTGGCCTCGGAAACGCTCTCGCTGGAATACAGAGTCTGGGTTCGAAGGCATCGTCGTCATGGCGGAAATTTGGATCCGACGTCTCGGCGTCGATCAAGCCCATTCACGATGGGATGGGGAAACTCGGGAACTCTATTGTCACCGTCGGGAATCGATTGTCTGTTGTAAAGTCTGGATTTTCGACGATGGCCGTCGGGGCGACGAGAGCTATCGGCGGTATCGGATTAGCGGTCACCGGTCTCGTTGGAACGCTCGCCGGCGCGGGCGTCGCGGCTGCGAAGATATCGCTCGGTTTCGCAGATAAAGTGGATGACCTCGGCGACAAAGCGAGCGCGATCGGTTTCGAGCCGGTCGAGCTTCAGGGTTTAGATCTGCTTGCGAGCCAAGGCGGTCTAGAAACTGATGCACTTGTTCAAGGCATCGCACTAGTTTCAACTTCGGCGAAGCAACTCTATGACGGATTCAATCAGCAAGATAAAAAGCTTGCTGAAACGCTGGAAGAGAAGGCATACGAGTTTAACAAAGCGAAAGCTGAATTACTGCAGGCTCAGTCGAACCCGTCGAGCACATCTAGCGATCAGATGAAAGATGCATTCGATCGCATGAAGAATGCTGAAGCGGAGTTTGATGAGGTCCGCAAGAGCTCCTACAACGCGTCCAAAGATGCGCTGGCGCAGTTGTACGCAGTCGACAAGAGCAAACTCAATGCGGACGAGCTGCATCAGCTAACTGTCCGCACGCACGAGTATCAAGACGCGCTGTCTGCTCTTGAGACATCTGCCGGTCCCGCCGGCTCAGCGCTGCTCAAACTGCATGATCAGTATGGTTTGAATCTAGAGCAAGTGTCGAAAGGCGCTCCAGAAGCGCTGAAAGAAATACTTCGAGTATTTCCGCAGATCACAGACGCAACTGAGCGCCTACAGCTCGCAATGGACCTGTTCGGCACGAAGCCTGGCCGGAAGTTTGTTGGTGTACTGCAAGGAGGCATCGGCGGATTCGACGCCGCGCTTGCGAAAGTCAAAGCGCTCGGAGCCGACATTCAGGACGTCGATGCCGAAATAGCTGACACCTGGGATGCGACCAACCACGAGCTGACGCTCGCAATGGACGGCATTCGCCGAACTATATCTCGCTCGATCACACCGGAAATAACAAATGCCGTCAATTCGTTGAACCAGTTCATGGTGCGGAACAATCAGTCGATCTCGGCATACTTTGTCGCCGCGTTCGAGCGCTTGAAGACATTCGCAGAGGATGTCGTCGGTCTATTTCAAGGTCAGCGCACAGGTTTCCAGACGCAGTTTCTCGACGCAATCGTCAACAAGCTGGCCGCCGCGTGGGCGTTCGCAAAGAATCTGGCCGTGGAGATCGGAAAAGCATGGGACGGGAAGTCCGATCTGGCGTGGCTGAATCTGTTAGTCAGTAGGCTCCAGGAAGCTGGGCGTTTTGCGGAAGAGTTCGCTCGCGTGATGACCGGACAAGGCGCAGCCGTGGAGTTTCCCTGGCTCAACGACATGCCGGAAAAAGCGCAGAGGTTCATCGACTCGCTCGGCAAGATCGTCGAAGCAATCGGCGGCATCATCACAGTCGCCGGCGACTTGTTGCGCGCTGTCGGCGACGTGTTCGGTGTCGACCCGATGACTCTCGGAATCGGAATCGGACTGCTGAAATTGTCCGGATTGCTCGGCACTTTGACCGCCGGATTCAGCTTGCTCGGGTCGGTCGCAAAAGTTGGCCTCGGCGTCGCCGGAGCGGAACTCGCTGTTGCCGGATCGGCAGCCGGCACCGCCGCCACTGGCGCCGCGTCGCTTGGTGCTGGTGCTACGGCGGCAGGAGTGCTCGGCAAGCTCGGCGGCGCTGGTGCTCTACTCAGTCGTCTCGCGATCGCTCCAGCTCTTGTCTACGGCGGCTGGAAACTTGGCGAGTACGGCGGCGACGCACTCGGCCACTGGCTATATGACCCCATGGTCGACAAAGCCATCGACGACACTAGAGCTGTCGGCGACGAAAGCCTCGCGCAGTACCGCCCGAAAATGAACTCCCGTCCAGATCTGGACGCTTGGTATCAGTCGCAAGCCGACGCGGCACGCATGTTCCAAGGTTATCAAGCGAACGCCAACGCGCTCGTTCCGACCGAGACCGTGAACATCAACCTGACCGCGCCAGACGGCAAGACCGCAACGCTGAAAGCGTCGAAAGCCGATGCGAATTCAACGATCGGTATACTCACCGGAGCGCTAAGCGGCCGTACTGCAGGAGCATTCTGATGGCTCAGATCGGCGACATCAAATTCCAGGCGGGCGCTTACGGCGGACTGTCAGAAACGCTCTCGCAAATCGAAGCCGGCGAACTCGCTCCAACCGTGAACGGCAGGCAGGTGTTCTTAGGCGACGACACAGGATCATTCCATAAATACCGCTACAGCGTGTCAGGCGATGTCGTCAGATTCCCGGCCGGGTTGACCAGGCTTTGGGTCGGCGATCTCGTGGCCCCGGTCGTTCCAGACGACATCGTTCTGATCGAACTCGTAGCCGCCGGCGAGACGAGCATTCGGCTTGAGCGCGTTCCGGATTCAGGCTCGCTCATCATCTACGCAGCAGCCGACGCCGCAATGACGCCGATCGTAACCGGATGGACTCGTGTCGGCCGCGACATCACGCTCGCCGCTCCGGCAACCGAGGATCTCGTCGTGGAGTACGTCCCAGTTTTCCAAAAAATGAGGGTCGAAACCGCGCCGTCACTATCGGCCAGCCGGACGAGGACGACGAGGTCGTGGTCGTTGACGTTGATCGAAACGACCGAGGACGACACATGATCTACATCGCGCCGCTCTCATCCTGGAACACCGCATTCGACGCTACGGCACATGCTGTCGAGGCATTCCTGGCGTTCGGCTACAGCATCGTCGAGACCGTGGGAGAATACCCGCGCGTCGAGGTGACTGTCCGCTCGGTCACGGCGGCGTCGATCGCGTCTCGGCTCAATAGCTATTACGTGATCTCGGAGAAATCCTCCGACGATCCTGCTCCGATCGAACTCGCTCGCGGTGTCGTCAGGTTGCTGCCGACAGAGCTTGGCGAAGACAAGATGGTGGTTGCTTTGGACTGCGTGCCTCCGAGCGTCGACGAAGTCAAAGACGCTTACGCGAACACGCATCTCCGCACGGACGACGAATGGTATGATCCGCTGACGCTGCCTGAAGGCGCTGAAGACGATGCCGACCAGGCATTGCTAGGGAAATCGGCGGACTGGTATTGGGATCGCCGTACGCTCACGCTCTCAACGACGCCGCTCGTGCCGTCGAATCCGATCGATATGAGCGATCATGTTCTAGCGAGCACGCTGTCGGTCCGTGTCGGCGAGCTGCCGTACGATCGGTATGTGATGCAAGCGACGGTCGGCTGGACGCAGATTGCGAAAGGAAGCCAAGAGCTGCCTGTCGGGTCGCAAGTGCTCGGAATTCCAACATATACCTGGCAAGATTTCCAACAGAGCTTCCCGAAAGCTGGCGCGCAGATCGGCGACAACACAGGATGGTCGGTAGCCGAAGCCTACTGCACGGACGGCGGCGTCTATCAGACGCACGAGTTCAGCGTTTCTACGCCCGACGTCCCGCCCGGGTCGACGGTCGTTGCCCAGGCCAGGCTTCTGAACTGCTTGATCCGGCTGGCATATGATTACGAGCAGCCGCGTGAAGAGACCGCATTTCTCTATCTCGATCCCGACGGCCAGAAGATCGTCGCGGACGGCAAGCACGTCGTAAGCGAGATCATCAGGCTGCGCACGCCCACCATCGACACGTCGACTCCAGAATGGACCGCGATCGACGACGAGACGTTCGAGCCGAGGCACTACGCAGTCGGAAGCGAGGTGCAGTACAACGGGAGAACATACCGTTGCATCACGGCTCACGACGCCGACTATGATCTCGGATTTCAGCGCGAATTCTGGGTTGCGATCTCGACGAAAGCTCCGCTTCGCAAAGGCGCATACAGCTATTTCGATTCCGCTCGCGGTCGCCGCACGCTCGCGCATTTGTACCTGCGCGGCGTCGAGACGATTCTCCGGGCGTACCGTTGTTATGAAGTCAGTTTCGAATGCTCGTGGAAAGTTGCGCGCGATCTCACTGTCGATAAATCTGTCAGCCTCGGCAGCATGCGCGGACTACCTGCCGGCGGCGTCGTCGGCAAGGTGACGGGCGTCGAATTGACAGCGGACGGTCCTTCTCGGAAAGCAAAAATCACGCTCGGAGTGTTCGCAGGACGCGGAGTGGCCGGGAAGCCGAATTCAGGCACGGACGTCGATGCTGATGGCGCGACGTTCGATATGTCCGGCCGTGTGTATTCAGCGCCGGTGATTGTTGAAAACCTGCCGTTCGTCGCAATGGAACTCACGTCGCTCAATGAAGCCGGGGAGCAGTACGCGATCATGTGGGCCGCCGACGATCCGAAATCAGCGCTCGAAATGAATCCGACGCAAGCGACGATCACGGTGCCGGTGCTTCAAGAGCAAGATCTGCTGCGGCGCGGATTGACCGCAAATCTGGTTGTCCCTGTTCCCAAGGGGGGAGTATTCGCAAATGAGTGACTCAGGCCAGAAACTGCGGAACGCAATCCGGACCGTTGCGAAAACCGACACGAAAACCGTGGTCTCATACACGCTCGTTGCTCGCGGCAGGCGTGGCGATGTGACGACGAACTCGATTACGGCAGGCAGCGCTGGCAAAGTCGACGCAAGCTATGCGTTCATAAGCTCGACGGCGACGGCGCCGACGAGCTGACTACTCACCGAGTTCGGCAGGGGTTAACTCGACAAGTTTCTTGTCGAATGGCAAACCTGCTAATGGTCCGTCTGCTCTACAAAATGACTTGTCTCCTCCATCAAGACTATCGACGCCACCTCGCTCAATTTTGCTTCCCAGTTCGAAATCGTCAAAAAACAGCCCGACGCATTTCGGGACGACTTTCGTCGATTTCGGCTTCTGGCCATCAGGAACCGGGATACTCACGACGCATGACTGGTACATGCCTTCGCCCGCATACTCGACCGGCACGACCGCAGCGAGAGTCATCGGCAGTATTCGAGTGCCATCCGAGGTCGGCGTGAAATGAAAAGTTGACCGCAACTTATTGTCTTTTAGCCACGTGGAAAACTTCGAGAACTCTTCTATTTGTCCGTAACTTCTTAGCAGCTCGTTATTAACGCAGATGTTGATCGCAGTTTTGCCGTCCACTATATATGCTGTGTCAGCCGAGGAAAAGAATGTAAATCTACTTTGGACTGTCGCGTTAAGCAAAAATGCCCTTCCGACCGTATCGATCATGTAAAGCGCGTCGTTCGTCGGCTGCATCAAGAGCTGCGACACTTCCAAAGGAAGACCAAGCTTTTTCGATCTTTCGAAGAAGCCATGTTCAATGAAGAACGCTTGGTGGAAATAGTCCATTACCTCTTTATCAGAATAGTTCCTATCATCTAGGATCGGAAACGGCGCGTGGAAACCGAGCTTTGCCTTGGGATCTATGGAGCGCCGAAGAAAGGTTTGGTCTTCAACGCCCGGTACGGAACCGCCAAGGAAAATAATCGCACAAGCCGAATAGCATACAGAGTTCCTGTCAACGTAGGTGGAAATCGTTCGGCTATCTTCCTTCATCCAGTCAAGAATATCGATGGCCTCCATGTAATCGCCACCGTTGCTGTTCAAACTTATGTATTTCAGAGACTTTTCGCCGCTTTCATTGACATTGCAGGACGATTTCTTAGCGCTCGTAACAGAGTCCGCTTCTGCAAATGCATCTTTAATCTTCTGGAAGTCGCCTTTTACGATGTCTCCATCAAGCGAAACATGAGACACGATGCAGTTTTTGCCGTATTCAGGCGCTGCTTTTGTCTCAAATGTGACGTTTGCAGCGTGTGCTTGACAGGCAGCCGAAAGCATCATCAGCGCAGACAGTATGAGCCGCATTTCAAACCTCGACGGAATTGTTTCGTTTCATCGCATCGACGCCTTCTGCCGCGGCGTTCGCGCCCATGACGGCCTGATGCCCCTCGATCGGCATCGAAAACGGCAGATCGTGATACGCTGCCGGCTGGAGCGTCGCGTCGACGCCGAGATGATATGCGATGCCGGCGGACAAGCCCGTCGACGCCGCGGCGACCAGCGCATTCCCGCGCGACACCAGAACGTCCCAGATCGGATCGCGATCTTCCGGCAATTTATCGGCGATCGTGCAGACCAGATCTATAAACCCGAGACACAGTGTCTCAACGACGAGGCCACTCAGTATGGAATGCGTGAGTAGCGAGCGGTGATGTCCGATTCCGAGTTGAAAATCGAGGTCGGGGATTCCGCCATTTCCGTCCAGTCCGCCGGATCCGGTCAAGAATCCGAAGGTCAACATCATGAGTTGAGGCGCGGTCTCTGCCGGATTGCGGTAGAGCGCAGTCGCTATCGTCGCCGTCGATCTCCCGATGCGAGATGCGACCGACATCGACCTGTGCATAGCGAGAGCGGACCGATCTCGGACGTGACTTCGAACGTCTTTCGCCCGGATCGCAGTTACAGCTAGACGAGCTTCTTCGACCGAGAACGTGCCGACGGCCGCAATCAATGACGAGAGATTTCGCACCCGGCGGACGCCGCAAAATACACACCGTCGCCCAAGCCGGACGCCCCATCTCGCGTAGACCCGCCTGTCGGTCTTCCGCAGCGCCTCAACGAGTTCGCTCTGTAGTCGCAATGCACGTAATCGCCCAGGCGACATCGTCGATATCGCCACTGGATTCAACTCTGCTTCGATGTCCATTTCCCGCCCCGAAGTACCTCAGCACAAACTATGCGTGCGCGGTGACGGCGGCAACACGAATCCAGCGAGTCCGCGTTTGTCGCAATACGACGGGCAGTTTGAAGAGCCAGCCTTAATCTAAACCGTACATTTTCCTGACGGCCTCGTTAACAGCCCCCGAAATGCGCATAAGCATTTGGTCGTCGAGAGCCCTAATGGCTTCAGTCTCCACAAAATTTAGACCTAGCCTCTCAGGAAGAGTGTCGACCTCCTCTGCTATTATATGCATCATTTCATCGAGCGCCTCTTCCACATACTCAGGCCTAACGAATTCCTCGGTGAATTCCGTCATATCTGGCTTTTTCCCAGCCAGTGCGGCCCCGAATTTCTCGAAAAGCATTGCTTTCGTCTTTTCTCTCGACATCACACTAGTCATTGCGATCATCCCCAATCTTGAATCTTGCGCCGCCGACAACACACCATTGCTCTGACAACAGATTTTGCCTGCCGGAGCCGAGGAATGCCGAACGATGTATCATTAACTGAGCTTGCGGTCAGCATAGCCGAAATCAAATCGAACGTCGCATACATGAAGGAAAAGCTCGACAAAGCTGAGTATAAAGCCGATGCGGTTGAACCGCGGTTGCGAGACATTGAGACAAAGATACTCGTAAGTGAAAGCCGCTCATCACTGCTGAAAGCGCTATCAAATCCATTCGTTAATATCGGTACAAGCGTCTTCGCTGCAGTATCCGCAGTTTATTTTAAAGCAAGACTCGGATTCTAAATGCCGCCGTTTACGCGCTCCCGTAAACAGATTTTGCGAAAATTCTCGAACGATATCAATATTTTATCGCCGCTGAAATCTTGCATAATTTCCGCCGGTGAAAAGAGAATTCGTCATGTGTTGCACGGGAGGGCTACATGACGAGGGGAATAGAGATCACAGCGGAACAGCGTATAGACGTCATCATACTCTACATGTATCGCTGCGCGATCCAGCCGAGGATCGCCGAATACGTTGGGCTCGGACTTTCGACTGTCGAACGGCTGGTTTCCGACATCAAACGCGGCGGCACGCAGTATCTGAAAGATGTCGGCTACCTCGATGCCGACGGCAGGCCGTCGAAACTCGCTCGTGAGCGGTCCGAAGTGATGGACCAGCGTGCCGCGGCGGAGAAAGAGAAACTGGCGGCGCTTGAAGCTCGTGGTCGCGCGTTCGATGAACGGAAGCGGCGGGAAGCAGCAGCGGCGAAGGCGAGCGTTCCAGAGACGATAAGCGAGGAGCCGAAGCGTGTCGTTGTGACGCCGGCCACGGTCGAGAAGACCGCTGAAGAGAAGGCTAAGAAGCCGATTCTGGTGCGGGTTTTCGGCGGCGAGAAGGTCGATGTAGAGAGCGTGTCGGACATGTCCGCCGTCCGCATCTTGAACAAGACTAGTCGAGCCGGGAAGCGCGGGATCACACGATTTGCGATCACGTCGGCGCAAGACGACACCGAGATTTTCAAGCCGCTCTGGAACAACATGCAGGCGTTCTGCGACCAGTTCGACATCAACATCCGCGTCTGCGGGACGACATATCAGAAGGGGCTCTACGAAGATCACAACGTCCGCACCGCGACATACGATCCCGAAATTCAGCCGTTCATGCAGTACGATCGTGAGTCTCTCGTTGACGACGTGTTGTTGATCTCAGACGCAAACGTTCTGCCGACGACGGCCAACCCACTCAGCGGCTGGCAGACTGCAAACCGCGGTCGCAACGTCATTATTCCGTCGGCTCGCGTTCACATCCAGTCGATACCGCGGATGTTCGGAGCCGAGCCGAACTTTGCGATGACGACTGGGACGATCACTCAGCCGAACTACACGGCACGCGCCGCCGGGCAGAAATCCGTCTTTCATCACACGCCCGGGTTCCTGCTCGTCGAAGTCGACCACGACGGTGCTGTGTTCATGAGGCCCGTCGTTGCTGCAGATGATGGCAGTTTCCAGGACCTCGACATCATCGTCCGCGACGGCCGCATCCTCGATTTTCAACGCATGCTGTCGATTGTCTGGGGTGACATACACCGCGAAAAGCTCGATCCGTTGATGGCGCTGTGGTGCTGGGGATTTGACGTCTTCCGTGATGTCGTAACGAGACGCACCAGAACCGTCATCGACTGTCTGCGCCCGAGTCACCAGTTCTTTCACGATCTCAACGATTTCGAAGTCCGCAACCATCACACCCGCAACAACCCGCATGAACGTGCTCGGTTCGTCGCGGACGGTAATGATGACGTCGAGTACTGGCTCAAGCGCGCTGCAAAATTCGTTGACGCCGCGGGCCGTGATTATTGTCAGTCGCACATGGTCATTTCGAACCACGACGACGCACTTACGCGCTGGCTACTAGATCCGTCTGGAGCGGCTGATGCACAGAATGCTTGGCTCTGGCACGAACTCAATGCGCGCGCTCACAAAGCCATCCGCGAACAGCGTCCGCACTCAGTCGTCGAGGACACGATGCGACGCTACGGCATGCGCGATGTCCAGTTCCACGACTACGGGGACTCGTTCGAACTCGCCGGAATCGAGCATGCAGCTCACGGCGACTGCGGGACGAACGGTGCAAGAGGTTCTATGGCCGGATTCAGACGTGTTGCGCCGAAAATCACGTTTGGTCACGGTCACACCGGCGGCGCGCTTGACGGAGCATGGGAAGCCGGCGTCTCTGGATCGTATGATATGCGCTACAACGCTAAGGGGCTGACGACCTGGACGCATTCGGAAGTCGCTCTCGCTGAAAACGGAAAGCGCACCTTGATAAACCACGTCGCCGACGGCCGCTGGAGAGCCGTCGGACGCGCCTAAGTCGCTGAAATCACATCATTTATACATCAAACACTCAATACCCACGCTTTCATACACAATCCCTTTGAAATCAGAGACTTACTAATAATACCCCTGTAACAACCTCTTTCCGGCATCCGTAATCTAAATTCTGCCGGCGGTTTGCTCGATGCTGCTGCAAGATTCATCATCAATTCCATGCAGTATGGAGTTGATGGATGGCGTTCGACGACAGTAAATTTTGGGCGGAAATCAGAGAAAAGCGTCTTTTCGGCACCTCGATTTCACAATCTAAAGTCGACGGAACATCGCTAATCATCCGTCAGGCCGCCAAGCGGTCGATTTGTCTTCGTTATCTCGCATATGCATTAGCGACGGCGTTTCACGAGACCGCAACGTCGATGCAGCCGATCACCGAATACGGCGGCCGAAGGTATTTCGACAAGTACGATTCCGGAAAGCTCGCTAAAGCCCTCGGGAACACGCAGAACCTCGACGGCGACGGCTTCGTCTACCGCGGCAGAGGCTACGTCCAACTCACCGGACAGCGAAACTACAGTCTCGCCGGATCGCAGCTCGGCATCGATCTCGTCAAGCATCCAGACCTCGCGCTCGATCCGGAACACGCCGCCGACATCATGTTCGTCGGCATGAGCGAAGGTTGGTTCACCGGGCAGAAGCTGTCGGACTACCTCGACAGGACGCCGCCGGACTACGTGTCCGCGCGCCGCATCATCAACGGCACCGACTGCGCGAACAAGATCGCCGGGTACGCCAGAATCTTTGAAAAAGCGCTGATCGCAGGGGGGTACTGAAATGGGAAAATCGTTTGGCTCAATTCCGAATCCGTACACTCCAGCGACGGCTCGGCGGCTGAAAGAACAGCTGGGGGAAGCGATCACGAAGCATATAGCGGCATCTGGCACGACCGCTGCGGAGATATCTCGTCGCTACAAGAGCATCCGGAGCGGCGATCTACAGAGAATCCGAGCCGGAGAGGCGGAACTCTACGGACTGCCGAGACTGATCGCGATCGCTGAGGCAATGGGGCTCGAACTCAAGGTCACAGTGTCATGAGCCAGAACCGAAGAACATCAAAGCTCATGACATGGACATCAATAATTGGGTTGTTCGTCGTGACGCTCGCCGCAGTCGTGCGCGGACTAGAGTCTGTTGCACAGACCGCGCTCGTGACGCTCCCGGTCGTCATCGGCTCATATATGGGAATCGGCCACGCGGACTATCGCGTCGCGATAAAAACAGACAATCAGCAGTCCGGAGAGCAATCATGAACGCTCTCCTGCTCAAACTGCTGCCATATGGCATCGCGGCGGCTCTCGCGGTCGCCGCTGTGCTCTATGTCAACCACCTCCGCTCGTCGATCGACGACCTTACGCAGCAACTCGCGACGTCCGAGGCGTCGGCTGCCGTAGCTCGTGAAGCGGCCAAGACGAACGCCGCCGCCGTCGAGCAAGCACGCGTCGACGGACAGAAAATGGTTCGTGCCCTCGAAGCCGAACGAGCGGAATCCGACGCCCGGGCGGCCGAACTCTCTGAGCTGCGTGCGCAAGTCGAGAGCGCGCCGGCAGAAGATGATGGACCGCTCGCACCAGTGTTGCGGAACGCGATAATCGGCAAGACAAGGAGCGCTAAATGACGGTCATTCTTGCGCTCGTTGTCGGGTTTGTCGTGCTCAAGCTGCTGAAATTCGGGGTTCGTTTGCTCCCGTATGTCGTCGTCGGCGTCGCGGTCATGTTCGTCACCGGCGGATTGACGGGGTGCGCGACAAGACCGACCGAAACCGTTCCAGTTGTTACCGTGCTTCCGCCACCTCCAATTCCGGATTCGCTGTTGCATTGTAAATCCGAGCCGTCGGTTGGACGACTGGCGACGCAACGTGACGCAGCACGTTATGTGCTCGATCTCCGTGAAGCTGGTGCGGACTGCCGCGGAAAGCTCGACGTCGTCGGCGGGATATTGAGAAGCGACAAAGCCAACGCGGCGGAAATCTCGCCGGGTTCGAAGTGACGTTGTGCCTGTAAACCGCACTTACAGGCACAACAGAAAAATCAGTCGCCGTTGATCGCCTTTGCTTTCAGCGCGTCGAATTCAGATTGGGTGATCGTTCCGCTGTCAAGCAACTCCTTGAATTCCTTAATCTTCTCGGCGATGCTACCACCTGATTCAGAGTTAGCCGAGGAATAGTGAATTACCGGCTGCGCCGATTGCTGAGATCCAGAATTCATCATAGCCCAGACTAGAGCGCCAACCCAACCGATGAAAGTCCAACCCGCAAGAATGTTCAGAATATAGATAGCGCCTTTATTCGGATGATCTCGTTTTGACGCAACAATTGATGGTACAAAATATAGCAAAAGCGACAATATTACTAATACTAGGAAGAACCCACCAAAGCCGTCGCCGCTTGATTCTCTATACATCGCTTGCGCGAATGCGTCAGTTGCCAGAGCACTTGAAGCAATAAAAGTGATGATTACACGCATAGTTTCCGCCCCTCACGGTTGCCCCAGTAAGCATGCGTTATTGATAACGATGTTCAGATTACCGCGAAATAGGCGATTTTCCATACCGTAGGGTTGCATTTCCATCGCGTGTCCGTACCGAACAAATTCGTTACGAATATCCGGCTACAACAAACGAAAATCAGGCGTGGAGTCAGTGCGTTGCGGTGTGTCGACCTATTTTCCGGTGCTGGCGGACTATCGCTCGGTCTTCGAACCGCTGGACTCGATGTTGTCGGTGCATTCGACGTCTGGCCCGAGGCTGTCGAGACCTATAACCGCAACATCGGCGACCATGCGCACATCCTCGATCTCAGCGACGTCATGTCAGCGGCGCTCGCTGTCGGCGAGCTGCGTCCAGACGTCATTTGCGGCGGCCCTCCTTGCCAAGATTTTTCGAAAGCCGGGCTAAAATCCGAAGGCGAGCGCGCATCAATGGTGATTGCGTTCGCAATGATCGTCGCGTTGAGCAGGACGCCATGGTTCATGCTCGAAAACGTGCGGGGCATTTTGGAATCGGACGCCTGGCAGACGGCCTGCGACATCTTGAAGGCGCATGGCTACGGCATCTCAACATCGATCGTCGACGCATCACACTACGGCTGCGGGCAGTCGCGGACCAGAGCGATCATCATCGGCCGCCGAGGCGAACGCGATGGTTTTCTAGAGCGCGCGATTGAGCGTGCGGCATCGGTCGAACCGACTACAATGCGTGACATACTGGGCGACAGCGTCGGGGAATATGTCTTCGTAAGGCCGTTCAAAGACGGCCAGGGCGTCCGTTCGACCCGCGAGCCGTGTCCGGCCGTAATCCGGACGACACCAGAAAGAGCATATCGTCGTCACATCGAGACGAGAAATCCGCTTGATCCCGTGCCGGCTTCGCTTGTGCCGCCGTTGACCGTCGAGCAGGTTGCTCGACTACAGGGATTCCCACGCGACTGGGACTGGTCTGCGGCAGGGAACAAGCGCTCGACCATGCAAATGATTGCGAATGCCGTACCGAGTCCTCTCGCGGCGGCGATAGGACGCATCATACTCGAACGACATAACGGCAAAGCTGAGAAAACAGACGATGCATTCGGCCGCTGGCTTCAGAAGTCGCGCGGTTACGGCGGCCAGACGTTGAAAAACAGGATGTCGGCTTACACCCGGGCTAGACGCATGCTCTGCGGCCGGGAGTTCGCAACGCTGAATGACGAGATTGCGGCGCTCCAAGCGGCTGCCGAGTTTGACGCGCTACCGAAAACGACGCGGTCGGATCTCAGGAAAGCCCTTAAATTGCATGCGGAGTACCGCATGTATCAAGCGGCCGAGGCCGAGAAGCGGAAGGAGTCGGCACGAAAGGCAGCAGAAAGCCGCCGAAAGAAGGTCCCGGAAGCTGAGATAGGTCTGGAAGTGGCGGCTTAAGCGGTGGATCCTACCGTTCGAACTCGTGCGCGCCTACTTGGATTAACAACAAAAGGCTGCAATTATAGTGGCCTGGAACAGGCTGGTTGATAGGCAAAAGCATGCAACACTTAGTCAGGTATCTGCTAGCAAGCCTAATTTTATCGTTTCCCGCTAAGGCTGCCGAGATAATTTCGACCAATTTAAAGGTTAGTGGCGGCATATCTACAGTTCTTATTAGCGATCGGGTTAATGTACCCGAGTTGCTGGACCTCACAAAAGCCATCTTGAGTGCGCAAAACTCACAAAACATTAAGACTATTTGCTTCTACCTGAAAGATCAGGCGTCTCCGGCGTGGTCTTGCTTGGGGCGAGATGACAAGGCGTCTGGCGAATTCAAAGTGTTAACGATGCACTTCTCGAAGGATGAATGGAATTCGTTCGGCATTGATGGCGGCCTTTATCCTCCAGACTCCCAAGTTATTGGCGTATGGAATATGAAAAATGTTGAGACGCCTCTTGGCGACCACATTATATCTATTTATAAATGGCGCGGAGAAACTTACTATTACCGGAAATTCGAGCATGACGGCAGTGGGGATCCTCGGCGGGTGACGAGCGAGCATCTTCCTATTGGGGAGGCGTTCACAGATTATGATTCTGAAAACGACTATATCGTTTTAACGAAGAGTGGCACCCTCGTTTATTGGGATAACCAAGGCCCAATCGAAACCTATAAATCGCGCAAAATGGAAGTGCCTGCACATTGAGCATTCCACATCGAGAATAGGCAATAGATAACTCGGTAGATTGGTTTTTACTCGTGCCGACTGACGACGCGCACCTAGCCGACCACATCGCTCAATGCCCGACCGAAAAGCTCGTCGTCAGAAATCTCACCGCGCGCCCACGCGTCAAGCAGCGCCTCGGTGTCCGGCGTGATCGGCAGTCCTTCTATTCGCGTCGACGCGAGCGCGTAGCGCACAGAATCCTGCCGCCGAATCTGCTCTTCAGTCGTCAAAACAGATGTCGTCCGCGTCTCTGTCATAAGCGCAATCATACATTGGATCGCCGTAAAGTGCTGCTTCTTCTGCTCTTATCTCCGCCGCTTCGCGTTCGTCATAGACGTCGTCGATCTCGTAACTCTCTATAAATGTCGTCATGATCGTCCTCCCACGGCGATGCTGCGCTGAAATCTTGCAAGCAAGAAACGCCGTCAATCCGCCGGCGGAAATTGTGCCATGCACGCTGCAGCAGCACTCTCTCTTTAAATCACGGGAGGGGACTATGTTTGCGTTTTTCAGAGCGATTTTGAACGGCATTCGGTCCGCGTTCAGCACCGCGTGGACGATCTATAATTTCTGTTTCGGCTGGCTTCTCGACGCCTTCTACCCGGGCGCTCGTGAAGCTATGAGCCAGCCGACATCGCCGGATCGCACCGACGAGTTCGCCGCGAAAGAGATGTTTGAATCCGTCAAGGCCGAGGCCGCGAAGCCGATTCTCGGCACCTTCGCAGACGCCGCGACGCAGACGATCGATTTCTGCAGATCCGATGATCCATGGGCGTGCGATTTGAGCCGCGTTCCAGAACGCGCGCGTCGCGTGCTGACGATGCTTTCAGACGACGAGAGAGCGGTGATCGGCCGCTCTCTATATTGCGACATCGACGCGTGGATTCACGAGCGCTACACGGCCGTGCCTATCGCGCCCGTAGCGGATTATCTAGCGATCGACGAAGCCGCTGAGGCGTTCGAGCGTAGAGATAGTGCGCTGTCGGAAATCGCATACGACGGACTGTTCGGAATCGGTGACGAAGCTGCGCAGCTGCGATTGAACTAACTATCATTCAGTTTATCCACAGTCTATTTTCGACATCATGGTGCATGCGCAACTCTTTGTACTACAACGAATGTGACAAATCTCTAATATACGCAGCGTATCGAGACAAAATACAATGATTAACCAAGCCTTGCCTTAGCACTCTTAGGTCATAATATGCATCCGTCGCAACGACGACGGAGAAAAACTACGACAAACCTCAGCATCAATATCTACATTCACGCGCCAAATGGAAAAGTATCAGTATCGGGCATCGGGCACCAAATAGATATCGCGAGAGATCGTAGGTTACTGAGCAAGGTACTAATCGACATCGCCGGATCAGCAGTAAGCAAAGCCGTGGTGAGCTTGATCCTGATTTTGCTCAACTGAGCGCAATCAAAAACACCAAGGGAGCCGTTCATAGCGGCTCCCTTGGACATCTCGACACTCTCTTCGGTTTCCCTGTCCACCATCACGGTTGGACCGCAACTAAGCGGCGGATGGCTCCTTGCAGTCGATCTGGAAGCCATTCCAGATTATGAGCATGAGGTCTCGCTCGGAGCAAACCGCCGGCGGCGTCAGTCGTCGTCAATCTTGTCGATCAGCCATGCCGGCAGGTCGTCAGTGCGGTATGCAACTCGGCCGCCCGACAGCAGTCGGACTCGATCATCTAGCTCGTCGAGCCGCTTCTTGAGCACGCGTACTCGCTCGCTGACGCTATCGACGTCGGGCAACTGATGCCGGTCGATGACTCCGTCGAGACACGCATTCGCGTCGTCGACGATCGACGAGAGTTCATCGAGCATCTCTACGATGTCAGGACGAGACATCACGCCGCCCTGAGCCGCCTGACTTCGGCCGCAAGCAGCTCGGCATTCCGCCGAAGATTCTCGTTTTCCGCTGCGAGACGGCGTCTCTCAAGCATCTCGCCGCGGCCGAACTCGACCGCGTCGACGACCATCCTCGCCAGGTTCTCACGCGACTCTTCGCACGCGGCTTCATAAGCGGCACGTCGCGCGGCAGCGACACGTTCGATGCGGCCCTGCAACGCGTTCTGAAATGCTGAATAGACCGCGAGCGAAAAGAACGCTGCGGGTGTCGTCATGTCCATGGGGGTTTCGAGACGCATGATGATTCAGTCTCCGTTGCTGAACTACATGTGAGCTCGACGCGACGTAACGTCAAATAATGATCGATCGTTGAGTAAACAGAGTGCGATCGTTGTCCGATTTCTCAATATAAGACATCCTGGATGTCCGAATTTTCAACGTAAGGGGTCTGTTTTGTCCGAATTTTCAACGTAAGAAATTTGATGCGCAAATCTTTCATGAGAACCGCCGGCGATCTACGCTCTCATTAAGCACAGGAAAGTAGTGCTGTAGTGGGGAGGTGATCATGGCAGTTTGGGTGGCACCGGGAAACGGGTTCGGAGAACCGAACATCACGTTGAGACGAGCGAGAATGTGTCGTGATGCTATCGCACGCGGCGAGATTACGCTCAAAGAGATGGCGAACGAGCTGGATGTTGAGTATACCCACTTCAAGCGTGAGTTGAATCGGCTTCTGACTGAAGCGGGGGAGCCGCCTGTCGGAGTTGCACCGCGGATCTATAGTCACACGGCCTGGGACTACGGTATTCGCGCTGATGCTGTGAAAAAGAGACATTGTTACATCGGCGAGAAGATCGACACGACCGCTCTCTGCAACAAGATCGACGAGTTCCTCCGGGGCGGCGGTTCGGTCACGCGCATTGAGCGTCAGACGTCGATTGCAGCCTGA